TACTTAGGATAGCCAACCATCAGATGCTGCATTTGCATAGTGCAATCTCCCCTTACTTATCCGGAGGCAATTGCAATATCTCTGTGAACTTACACACAGCTGGTGGTCAGTGTCGCTGAACACCTGTTGTTACGGCATGAATGCAGATTACCAAATCACCTGGCTGTAAGTAACCACAGAGAACTTTACCTGACTGTGGGGGGCGAGTTGTGCAGGAACTTAACCGCTGGTTTCGTGACGGAAGAGGGCTTTATGTCCATGTTATTCGTTGGGAGCCAGAAACACAGCGCGTTATCTATCTTCGCAAAGACTACCCGCATGAGTGCTTTAGTCCTTTGTGGAAATTCAGGCGTGATTTTGTTGAGTGTGAAGGACCACCAGCACATTGATTCTGCCATTCCGGGACGTTACACTGTTCAGGCACCTTATAAAGCGGGTGCCGGGATTGGCGTCCTGGAGAAGGCTACCGCGTACAACCGCGTAGATGCGGTTTTTTTGTACGCATTATTTTGTCACGCCCAAATTATGGTGGGGCGTACAGGGGCATCGCAAGATGCGCCGGTAAGGGTAGCCGCCGGTAACGCCAACTCTGTACGTCTCACCACCTCTATGATTGGCGTCTTATGTGGTGAGTTTTTTAAGCTTGCTACCGAGGCTGCCATTATGGCTACGATCCCAACCTTTGTTCACCCTGAAATCACGATCATCAATGGTCGTGCTGTCACTACATCTCTTGCAGTTGCTAACTACTTTACTAAACGGCATGAGCGGGTTTTAGATAGAATTCGAAACCTTGAATGCTCCGCTGAATTTGCTGAACACAATTTTGTGTTAAGTGGTTATATCGACGCTTCAGGCCGCAAACTACCTTGCTATCAAATAACCCGCGATGGCTTTGCGTTTCTTGCTATGGGTTTCACGGGTAAACGTGCTGCCCAGTTCAAAGAGGCATACATCAATGCCTTTAACCAGATGGAGAAACAGCTTTCAAAGCCCTCTGTACCGAGCGACGTTGCACATAACGCCAGCGTTCTCTATTCCTACATTTCATCAATTCATCAGGTCTGGTTGCAGCAGCTTTATCCCATGCTGGAAAAAGCTGAATCACCGCTGGCTGTAAGTCTGTATGACCGAATTAACGATGCGGCATTTCTTGCCCGTCTTATTCATTCGTCGCTGAACTCTTCAGAGGTAAGGGGGCGCAAATGATCCGGAATATTTTCAAACGTTTTACCAATCAGACTTTCCGTTGTCCTCGTCCGGGTCAGTGGTACACCACGCCTGCAGGGCATGTTCTACGTGTTAGCCTGGTTGACCGTGAATGTCAGAAGGTGGTTTGTGAACCGCTGGGCCGTAATTACCGCGTCAGTATGCCGCTTATAGCCTTTCGCTCCGGAAAAAACATGAAGCATCTCGGAGGTGCTGCATGAGTATGGAGCTGATGGTTAAAGCGATGAAAATTCGAGTGGGTAATCCATTGCGAAAACTGGTTCTGATCAAGCTGGCTGATAATGCCAGCGATCAGGGGGAGTGCTGGCCCAGCTACCAGCATATTGCTGACCAGTGCGAGATTAGCAAACGTTCTGTGATGAATCATATTGCGGCCCTTTGTGAGTCCGGGCTGGTAAAAAAAGTCACCCGGAAAGGTGAAAAAGGTAACTCAAGTAATATCTATCTCCTTCATCTGGATGGTGCAGGAGATTCACTAGGGGGTAGTGCAAATAATTCACTATCTGGTGCAGCAAATTCACCAGGTAGTGCAGGAGTTGCACCAGGGGGTAGTGCAGGAGATTCACCCAGAACCAGTCACTCTTTTGAACCAGTCAAAGAACCAGTCAATGAACCAATAGCTGTTGGTGCATCTGCTGATGAGTCTGTGCGAGTTCGTTCAAACCGACCGGAATACTCTCCGGAGTTTGAGCAGGCATGGCTGGTATATCCCAAACGTGCTGGTGGCAATTCAAAATCTGCAGCCTTCAAAGCCTGGAAAGCCCGTTTGAATGAGGGGGTAAACCCCGAAACCATGCTGGAAGGTGTGAAACGCTACGCGGGCTGGGTATCTGCGATGGGTAACAGCGGCACACAATTTGTGAAACAGGCTGTCACGTTCTTTGGTCCGGATCGTCATTTCGAAGAATCCTGGGAAGTTCCTGCGGTATCTGCAGCCAGACGCGAGGACCCGTACTTCAAAGCCAGTTACGACAATGTGGACTACAGCCAGATCCCGGTAGGATTCAGGGGGTGATCATGAGTCTTTTGAATGACGTTCAGAAATTCATTGAAGCCCATCCGGGATGTACTTCCGGAGACATTGCGGATGCTTTTGCAGGTTACTCACGACAGCGCGTTCTGCAGTCAGCAAGCAAGTTACGTCAGAGTGGGCGTGTGGCTCACCGTTGTGAAGGGGATACACGCAGACATTTCCCGCGGCTGACTGAGATACCGCAGGAGCCGGAACCGCAACCAGTTCGTGAATCCAGACCTGTGCGCAATTTCTATGTCGGCACTAACGATCCCCGGGTGATTTTGTGCCTGACCCGCCAGGCGGAAGAACTGGAGTCCAGGGGCTTATACCGTCGTGCTGCAACGGTGTGGATGGCGGCATTCCGTGAAAGCCACTCCCAGCAAGAGCGAAACAATTTTCTTGCGCGTCGTGAGCGGTGTTTACGGAAAAGCAGCAAGCGCGCTGTATCGGGTGAAGAGTGGTATCTGTCAGGGAATTACGTGGGGCTTAATGAGTAATAAATATTGCCAGGCGCTGGTGGAGTTGCGGAACAAACCAGCCCATGAACTGAAGGAAGTGGGCGATCAGTGGCGCACGCCGGACAACATTTTCTGGGGAATTAACACCCTGTTTGGCCCGTTTGTTCTGGATCTGTTTACTGATGGTGATAACGCCAAATGTGCCGCTTATTACACTGCGGAAGACAACGCGCTGGCGCATGACTGGTCAGAACGTCTTGCGGAGCTTAAAGGTGCTGCCTTTGGTAATCCCCCGTACAGCCGCGCCAGTCAGCATGAGGGGCAATACATCACCGGCATGCGTTACATCATGAAACATGCCAGTGCTATGCGTGATAAAGGCGGGCGCTATGTTTTCCTGATCAAAGCTGCCACCAGCGAAGTGTGGTGGCCGGAAGATGCAGACCATATTGCTTTTATTCGCGGGCGTATTGGTTTTGAACTGCCAGCCTGGTTTATCCCGAAGGACGAGAAGCAGGTGCCGACAGGCGCTTTCTTCGCTGGTGCTATTGCTGTTTTCGACAAGACCTGGAAGGGACCGGCAATCAGCTACATCGGGCGCGATGAACTTGAGGCATGTGGTGAGGCGTTTCTGGCGCAGGTTCGCCAGCAGGCAGAAAAACTTGTCAGGGAGATGGCGGCATGACGACGTTAACTCAATGCCAGCAGCAGGTGCTGGATATGCTGATTTCTTACCAGCAAGAGCGTGGCTTTCCGCCAACCAATCAGGAGGTGGCAACCATGCTGGGATACCGTTCAGTGAATGCAGCGGTGGAGCATCTTCGCGCACTGGAGAAAAAAGGCGTCATCACGATAAAGCGTGGCGTGGCCCGGGGGATCACGCTTCATACCGCAGTGAAGGACGACGACAGCGAAGCGGTCGGTATCATCCGCGCACTGCTTGCCGGTGAGGAGAGCGCCAGGTTGCGTGCAGCCCACTGGTTACATGAGAGGGGCCTGAAAGTATGAAGTTGATCCTTCCTTTCCCGCCCAGTGTGAACACGTACTGGCGACACCCCAACAAAGGGGCATTTGCTGGTAAGAGCCTGATAAGCGAGGCGGGGCGAAAATTTCAGAGCGCGGCGTGCGCAGCAATAGTTGAGCAGTTACGTCGTCTGCCGAAACCAACGTCGGCACCTGCTTCAGTGGAGATCGTGTTGTTTCCGCCGGATAACCGGATCCGTGATCTGGACAACTATAACAAGGCGCTGTTTGACGCCCTGACCCACGCGGGTGTGTGGGAAGACGACAGACAGGTGAAAAGAATGCTGGTGGAGTGGGGACCGGTTATCCCGAAAGGGAAGGTCGAGATCACTATCAGTAAGTACGAGAAAACGGCGGGTGCAGCCGCCTGATTAAGAGGAGAAACGAAGTATGAATAATCTGATGGTCATTGATGGTATTGAAGTTCGTCGTGATGCTTATGGGCGTTACAGCCTGAACGATCTGCATCGCGCAGCAGTAGCATCTGGTGCAAATGCCAGAACCAAGGAGCCAGGAAAGTTTCTTTCCAGCCAACAAACTGTTGAGCTTGTTCATGAATTGACCAACACCCAGAATTTGGGTGTTGACCCGGTGAGTGTGATTCATGGGGGAAATGAACGGGGAACGTATGTCTGCAAGGAACTGGTGTATGCCTATGCAATGTGGATCAGCCCGTCATTCCATCTGAAGGTGATCCGTACTTTCGACATGGTAACCAGCGCACCGGAAAAATTATCCGGACAGGCTGCTGACAAGATGCAGGCTGGTGTGATTCTGCTGGACTTTATGCGCCGGGAATTAAACCTGTCTAACTCTTCAGTGCTTGGTGCCTGTCAGAAACTCCAGGAGGCTGTTGGCTTACCGAATCTGGCACCGCGCTATGCCATTGATGCTCCTGCTGACGCGCCTGATGGCTCAAGCCGCCCCACGCTGTCACTGAGTGCACTGCTGAAGCAGTATGGTATCCGCCTGACAGCTAATCAGGCATATCACCAGATGGCGAAGCTGGGGATCGTTGAACAACGTGAACGATACAGCCGCACTGCGATTAACAACATCAAAAAATTCTGGTCGCTGACAGCGAAAGGCTGCATGTTCGGCAAGAACATCACCAGTCCCGCAAATCCGCGCGAGACGCAGCCGCATTTCTTCGAATCCCGGTTCCCTGAGCTGTTAAAGCTGCTCGATACCGTTCATTGAGGTGACCGTGAGAGCGCTACTGACCCCTGAAATTGCCCCGCGTATGGGGATCGTATTGTTCAGGCCAGGTTCAGAGCTGATGCCCCTGTTTATGCAGGGGCGTGTCCTGCTGGAGCCTGAGCCGGAACGTTATTCATCTTTCGCCAGTGGTGCCGTTCCGGCGGCATCACAACCGCTGGCGGATGATCCTGCCGTTCGGGCCGTGTTCCGCAATGAGGCAGTGATCCGTCGTGCTGGTGGCGTGGAATGTCTTGAAAGCTGGTTACTTCGTGAAAAAGGCTGCCAGTGGCCTCATTCCGACTGGCACAGCGAGAACATGACAACAATGCGACACGCGCCGGGCGCAATCCGTCTGTGCTGGCACTGCGATAACCAGCTGCGCGATCAGTTCACGGAACGACTGGAATCAATGGCAACGGATAACTGTACCCGCTGGGTGTTGTCTGTTGTGCGTCGGGATCTCGGTTTTGATGACAGTCACGTTGTGACAATGCCGGAACTGTGCTGGTGGCTGATTCGTAATGACCTGGCGGATGCCTTACCGGAAAGTGCAGCCCGTAAGGCACTGAGATTACCGAAGCCTGTTGTGCCGTCTGTCACCCGGGAAAGTGACCTTGTGCCTTCGGTTCCTGCCACCAGCATCATCCAGGATAAAGCGAAAAAGGTGCTGGCGCTGAAAGTGGATCCGGAGTCGCCGGAGTCTTTTATGTTACGCCCAAAACGTCGCCGCTGGGTTAATGAAAAGTACACGCGCTGGGTTAAGACACAGCCGTGTGCATGTTGTGGAAAGCCTGCTGATGATCCCCACCACCTGATAGGTCACGGTCAGGGTGGAATGGCTACAAAAGCGCATGACCTTTTTGTGTTGCCTTTGTGCAGAAAGCATCACGACGAGCTGCATGCGGATACCGTGGCATTTGAAGAGAAGTATGGCTCCCAGCTGGAGCTGATATTTCGTTTTATCGATCGTGCGCTGGCAATAGGCGTGCTGGCCTGATTTTGTGGAGAAAGTTGATGCGTGATATTCAAATGGTTCTTGAACGTTGGGGGGCATGGGTGGCAAATAATCACGAGGATGTGGAATGGTCATCTGTTGCTGCAGGTTTTAAGGGATTAATTCCTTCGAAAGTAAAATCCCGCCCGCAATGTAGCGATGACGATGGCCTGATCATTAGCTCTGCGATGACAGTTCTTAAGAAAAAGGAACCGTATCAATACGAATTACTGGAAATGTATTATGTGTATGGGGTTACATTACGGGCGTTGGGGGTAAAACTGGGGATATCACTTAATCAGGTTGTTATCAGACTGCAGAAAGCTGAAGGGTTTATTGACGGTTGTCTGGCAATGTTGGGGGTATCTTTAGAAATTGATTGTTACATATAGTAATAAATTCAATCAAAGTAAATAATCATATTTTATAATAACCTCCTGATGATACCTGTTCATTGGGAGGTTATTATGGATAAAAATGTAGAGCATGTATTAGTTGATGCAATTGAAAATAAGCAATCTTTAACAGTCGTTTACTTAGGAGGGAGCCAGCCCGGAACATTAAGGAATATTTCTCCGATTAGTATAAATGGGGATAAGTTGCGGGCAAGATGCCATAGTTCTGGAGCAGTAAAGGTTTTCAATCTTGGGAAAATACAGTTACCCAGTAACTCCTGCGCGGTATCTATGCACTATGGAGATTTAGAAGTTAAAGCTTATGAGACGATGCAGAGCGTAAATGACAACTTTCATGCCCTTTATCCTGAAGGACGATGGGGTGTTGATTTTAATGAGCATCGCTTTGCTTTATTTGATTTTTTTAAAAACGGGAAACGAAAAAAAACGGCATTTATGGCAATTGAGTTCAGGGAAAGAGATGAAGAGAAAATAATAACAGGTGTAACAATTGATATTGGTATATCTGGAACAGTGATTTCTGAGAAATCCCGAATCCCAAAAAGACGACCATGGGTAGTGGTTGGTCCCGAACACGGAGAATACAGTACTTATTCAACTTTGGACAAGGCTGCTACAGCGTTTTTTGAGAGGCTTTCGTTGATAGCATCCGGCCTGGAAGATAATTGATTTTATGTTTGGTATTCAGAGTTCGCCGTGCTTAAGAAAGTCAAGATTCTAAAAATACTGAATGAGCTACTTGTGTTATAACAAAAATGCTATTAGTGTGTTAAGAGTGGTTACTTCGCCACACAACTTAAACCCGCCACTGAGCGGGTTTTTTGTACCTGTAAACTTGGTGCAGTACAGTAAACACGCTGGTGGTCGTGAATACTGACTTTTTATCTTGCTGGCTTTTTAGACAAGAGTTATTGGTATGTCATGTTAACCAGAAGGGAAAAAGACATGCTAAAACAGCAAGATATGACAGAAACCGCCGCCGCAGTCCTTCATTTCTTACCTGCTGACAAGTGGGTAACGCCACGCATGATGACGAGAACTACCGGAGTAAGCGAAGCCCGGTGCCAGTTAATACTGACTCAGTTAGTTCTGGCGGGGCTGGCGAAGGATAACGGCGGGTACGGGAATAAATTCAGACGCTGCCAGTAATGGCGGTTTCCTGCTGTGAAAATGGGCGGCTGGTGGGTGTTGGTAGCACCTGCCAGCCATTCGCTCATGCTTACTGGTCACAAGCGAACCACGGCCCACTGCTTTAGCGCAAAAGCAGAGTGAGCCTACCAGAGTTACGCTTACTGATCCATGAAAAATACTGTAAAAATAAACAGTGTTGATTTAATCAACGCTGATTGCCTGCATTTTATTCAGTCCCTGCCTGATGATTCCATTGACCTGATTGTTACCGATCCGCCGTACTTCAAGGTGAAACCCAACGGTTGGGACAATCAGTGGAAAGGGGACGAAGATTACCTTAAGTGGCTGGACCACTGTCTGGCCCAGTTCTGGCGGGTGTTAAAACCTGCCGGAAGCCTTTATCTGTTCTGTGGGCATCGCCTGGCATCTGATATTGAGATCATGATGCGTGAACGTTTCAACGTGCTTAACCATATCATCTGGGCGAAGCCGTCCGGACGTTGGAATGGGTGTAATAAAGAAAGTCTGCGCGCATATTTTCCTGCCACAGAGCGCGTTCTGTTTGCTGAACATTACCAGGGGCCATATCGCGGCAAAAGTGACGGCTATGCAGCAAAAGAAAGGGAACTCAAACAGCACATAATGGCACCGCTGATATCGTATTTCAGGGATGCTCGTGCCGAACTGGGTATAACGGCAAAACAAATTGCCGAAGCCACAGGTAAGAAAAATATGGTTTCCCACTGGTTTGGTGCCAGTCAGTGGCAGTTGCCGAATGAGGCTGACTATCGGAAGTTACAGGCACTGTTTTCCCGTATAGCGGCAGAGAAGTTTCAGGAACAACAACTGGAACAACCACACCACCAGCTGGTGGCATCTTATGATTCACTGAATCGCAAATATTCTGAATTGCTGGATGAGTTTAAATCTCTCCGGCGCTATTTCTCCGTATCAGTCTCCGTGCCTTATACCGATGTCTGGACGCATAAACCCGTTCAGTTCTACCCGGGTAAACATCCGTGCGAGAAACCGGCGGATATGCTCCGGCAAATAATCAATGCCAGTAGTCGCCCTGGTGATCTGGTTGCTGATTTCTTTATGGGATCCGGTTCCACAATAAAAGCAGCAATGGCGCTGGGGCGTCGGGCGTTAGGTGTTGAACTTGAGTCAGAGCGGTTTAATCAGACGGTGAAAGAGGTAAGTGAACTGGTGGGGAAATAATTCTGGTGGCCACGTTGCGTGGCCTTTTTATTTCCAACACAGCACCCGCAAATATCGCGAGGTGAGAGATGACGAAATGCCTCATAACCCAAATACCTGGCCGGACTGGCTGGAGTTGTTTCAGAGCTGGTGGCGTGGAGACACGCCGCTGGGTGCAGTGATTATGTCGATCGTTATGGCTGGTTTGCGCATCGCCTATTTTGGCGGTGGTGGTGGCTGGAAGCGAAAAACGCTCGAGATTTTGCTCTGTGGCGCTCTGACGCTGACCTTTGCATCCGCTCTTGAGTATGTCGGATGGCCTAAATCACTTTCTGTTGCCATTGGTGGCGGCGTGGGGCTGATCGGTGTCGATGCTATTCGTGGGGCTGCAATGCGAGTAATCGGTAACAAGTTTGGTGGCTCTAAGGAGTAATTTATGCAGGTACTAAATTCCCAGCGTAAAGCTTTCCTCGATATGTTGGCGTGGTCAGAAGGAACGGATAACGGGCGACAGCCAACCCGCAATCACGGCTACGACGTTATTGTAGGTGGTGAGTTATTCACGGATTACTCCGATCATCCTCGCAAACTTGTCACGCTAAACCCCAAACTCAAATCAACAGCCGCCGGACGTTACCAGCTTCTTTCACGCTGGTGGGATGCTTACCGTAAACAGCTTGGCCTGAAAGATTTTTCTCCAGAAAGCCAGGACGCTGTAGCTCTGCAGCAGATTAAAGAGCGTGGCGCTTTACCGATGATTGATCGCGGTGATATTCGTCAGGCTATCGACCGTTGCAGCAATATCTGGGCTTCACTACCGGGCGCTGGTTATGGTCAGTTCGAGCATAAAGTTGACAGCCTGATTGCAAAATTCAAAGAAGCAGGCGGAACGGTCAGAGAGATTGAGGTATGAGCAGAGTAACCGCGATTATCTCCGCTCTGGTTATTTGTATCATCGCCTGCCTGTCATGGGCTGTTAATCATTACCGTGATAACGCCATCGCCTACAAAGAACAGCGTGATAAAAAAGTCAGTGAGCTGAAGCAGGCGACCGCCACCATCGCTGACATGCAGCAGCGTCAGCGTGATGTTGCTGCGATCGATGCAAAATACACGAAGGAGTTAGCCGATGCGAAAACTGAAAATGAAACTCTGCGCGCTGATGTTGCCGCTGGTCGTAAGCGCCTGCGGGTCAATGCCAGTTGCTCCGCAGCCGTGCGTGAAGCCACCGGACCCACCAGCATGGATAATGCAACCAGCCCCCGACTGGCAGACACCGCTGAACGGGATTATTTCACCCTCAGAGAACGGTTGATGACGATGCAGAAGCAACTGGAAGGGGCGCAGGAATATATCCGCACCCAGCGCATTAAGTAGATGGAGAAAAAACACGAATCTGTGGTTTTTACTGAGCGCGGTGTACACGGTGGAACATATGGCGGGAAGTTTGTTGCTTATGATTATGCAGCATGGCTAAACCCCGGATTTAAATATGCAGCCTATAAAGTCCTGGATGACTACTTCACCGGAGAACTTCAGCATCGCAACAGCTTAAGTGCGCAGCTCAATATGAAGTGTCATGAGTTTGATCAGAAAAAAGATATGGCGAGCTTCTGTGGACAAGGGCTGGCGGCATGGCGCTATACGAAGCCAGTGTTGGTCGCTGAGATTAACTCCCTGGCTAACCAGCTGCAGATAACGATCCCCGGGCTGTCCGGTATTTGCCGGTATGAAATTACCGGAAGGCGCGGTCGTTACTGAGTAACAGCAGGCATTACAGCAGCCCTTCACTGAGGGGCTGCGATAATGTGAGGAATAAAAAACCGGCAGGGGAAATCCATTGAAGATTTGCCGGTGGCAAAAGATGGCCATGCTTTTAACCTTAGTAGCAGAGCTACGGAGTTCAACAACGACCGTCGCCGTTATCTTGCTGAAAGGCGTTTCAATGATTTTCATCAATTTATTCATCAGCAATGGTGATAATCACTCTCATTTTGGCGGGTCCTTCCGGTGGGGTGGCCTGCCACGGGGCGGGAGCGTCGCGGAAAAAGGCTAGTTTTTGAAATTTCATTCGTCATCACCACTACTGTAATGCATTGATATTACATTGGTTTTATTTTTATGGTGTCGATTTTGATTGTTTTTTGTTCATCACTAACACCGTTTGCCTAAAGTTGTTCGCAAGATGCATGTTTAAAACATTCTGGAGCGGGTATGGATCGAGAGTTAAAAAATCTGACGCTGAATATCAGTCAACTGGCGGCACTGTCAGGTGTACATCGCCAGACTGCTGCGGCAAGGCTGCAAAATCTACCCGTTGCAGGGGGGCATGAAAGCAACCTCAAGCTTTATCGGGTGGTTGATATTGTGTCGGCATTTCTGGCATTGCCACCGCCGGTTGCAGAAGGCGAAATGGACGCGCATGAGCGCAAAGCCTGGTATCAGTCTGAACGTGAGCGTCTTAAGTTCGAACAGGAAACGGCGCAACTCATTCCGGCCAGTGATGTCAGACGGGAGTTTGCCATCTGGGCAAAAGCGGTCGTGCAGGTACTGGAGACATTACCGGATATTCTGGAACGTGACTGCGGTCTGCAGCCTGCCGCTGTGAGCCGTGTTCAGTCCATTATTGATGATCTGCGCGATCAGATAGCCCTGCGGGTGACCGAAGCAGGTGCGGATGATGAGGAGGAATTACAGCAGGAGGAGTAATGCTGAATCAGGAAACCGCAAAGGCAGCACGAACCGATTCAGGTTATATCCTTCGCGCACCGAGACGAATGCGGGTTGCTGATGCCGTTGCTCAGTATATGCGGGTGCCCATGGGGGCAGGGAACTCAGTCCCGTGGGATCCGCTGGTGGCACCGTATGTTATTGAGCCGATGAACTGCCTGGCCTCGCGTGAATACGACGCAGTGATATTTGTTGGTCCGGCACGAACCGGCAAGACTATCGGCCTGATTGACGGCTGGGTGATTTACAACGTGATTTGCGATCCTGCGGATATGCTGATCATTCAGATGACGGAGGAAAAAGCCCGCGAACACTCCAAAAAACGACTTGCCAGAACGTTTCGCGTCAGCCCGGAAGTGGTCAGTCGCCTGAGTCCGAACAAAAATGACAACAACGTTTATGACAGAACATTCCTTGCTGGCAACTACCTGAAAATCGGCTGGCCGTCAGTCAATATCATGTCCTCATCAGATTATAAATGCGTGGCGCTGACGGATTATGACCGTTTTCCGGAAGATATTGATGGCGAGGGGGATGCCTTCTCTCTTGCCTCAAAACGTACCACCACATTTATGTCCAGTGGTATGACGCTGGTGGAGAGTTCCCCCGGCAGGGATGTGAAGGATGTGAAATGGCGACGGACTTCACCGCATGAGGCTCCACCAACCACGGGGATACTG